CTTAAAACGTGACTCTACCTTAGGGCCGTCCTGAGCAAGACTAAAAACTGCTCCTTTAACTAGACATCGGGAAACACCCTCTGTCACTCTATGGAGAATAAAATGGCAAAAGTTATTTCAGTAAACAATGAAATTTATGATCGAGCTATTGATCATGCAGGGATGTCTCGTTTTGTAGAAGAAAGTATACAGACAGATACTAATCGTATAGTACGTAGGCACGAATCCCGCTTAAGAAAAATTTTTAAAGGAAAGAATCCGTTCTCTAGTAAAGTAATGGCAAAACAAGTTGAGCCAGAAGTATTACGCTTTACAAGAGAATTAGACACCTCTATAAATAGCAAAATGAAAGAAGTTGCTTTGCTTGAATCAGATTTTCAGACAAACAACCTTAACAAATCACTTGGCAAAATAGCTAATATAAAAAGAACTGCTGCAAGCAAAACTTTAGAAGACTTAGTCGGTGCTAATATCCAGAATGACACCTTATCTAAGCATGTGAAGAATATAGGTAATAGCGAACTAGTTAGAATTAAAGGCGCTATTAAGAAAGGTATTGCAGAAGGCACCCCTCAAGCCGCTATGATTGACGAAGTAATGGGTAAAACAAAACTAACACGAGCGCAAGCAAGCGCACTAGTTAGAACCAGTATTACTAGGACTCAATCACTTGCTCAAGTAAACACATTTAAAGGTAACGAAGAACTCTTAAAGGGCGTTCGTTTTACCGCTGTTTTGGATGCTAGAACCTCTCAGGTTTGTGCGCACCACGATGGCACTATCTACTCTGTAGATGATACTAGATTTACACCACCTCTTCATTGGCGTTGTAGATCAACACTTATTCCTGTTGTTAAGTCGCATGATGAACTTTTGGAGTCTAAAAGCCCTCAAGTTAAAAAGAAAGCACTTAAAAACATGAAAGCCAATGGGATTGCATTATTAAATGGAGCATCCCCTAACAAGGAAAACTACGGTCAATGGTTAAAGAGACAACCTGAATCCACTAAGCTACGCCACCTAGAAGGTAGTCAAGATAAGGTTAACTTATTCAATAGTGGCAATATCTCACTTAAGTCATTCACCAACTCAAAAGGTAAGGGTTTATCCCTTTCTGCACTTCGTAGGATAGATAACGCGGCTACGACTATCATACCTACCAAAACCACCGTAACCTCCGTGGCGGCAAGAAATGCTGCACAGGTTGGGATAAGCACCCCTAAATCGGTTATGCGTAATACGTCTAGAGAAAATGAACTTCGAGAGTTCTTTAAAGTTGAAGCGATGGACAACAGATCTGCGCTTAGCTTAGTTGACTACCGAGGTACTTCCGTAGCTGGGAAGAAAATCTCTAGAAGAAGAGCTAACAACCAATATGATGAAAGAAACCTAAGTATAGACCCTCTTACTGGAGAACAAAAGTCAACGCTAATCTACAGCCCAGACCATAATGTTCTACAAGAAAGGATTGACTTTCTTAGATCGTCAAAAACATTGTCATTAGATGAGAAAAACTTTATTGATAGGTTTGCCCTATCTTTAGAAAACGTTGGGTTGTCAGTAAATCAACAAAGTGCAGTAGTTGAAAATCTTCGAATACTTTTTGAACGATTTGCAAAGGATAAAAAGCCTTGGGCTAATTACGTGGCTGTTACTAGGGCCGAGATGGTTAACTCTGTTGTGAATACTTCTCGTATTTTAGATAGAAGATCTCGTGCCGCTAGTAATCAGTTTAAATTTGGCGCTAATGAACCTTCTGTTCAAATTTTAGGTAGATGGACTACCTTTGATGAGATAGCAGAGAGAACATTACAAAACCAAAGATATGTAAATGAATGGGCAGATACGACAGGTCTGTCTTTAGCTAAGAAAGCATACTTACAAGGCCGTTCACCTTTAAGGTCTTATTTTCCTGCAGTACCTAAGTTTCTACCGGAGTTACCTTCTGTCCGTAAGTCTATACTTAAGGAAATAGAAAAACTACCCGGAGGTAAAAGGCTTTCAAGAAAGTTACAAGGAAAACCAAATGACCCTCTACTAACTGAATTCTTATCTAAGGGTCGTGAATCTCTTAGGAAGATTCTAGATCTCGAGTTTTTATACGCTAAGAAAAGAAACGCATACTCCAAGAACTCTATACTTCCAAGTTTTGTAGAAAGAAAGCAAAGAGAGCTTTCTAAGATTATGAAGAGCATTGCTACAGGTAATTCTACTGATTATGACACCTTGTCTATTAACATAGGTAAACAACTCTACGCAAACAATAAGAATGATTTTGATGTATTTCTTTCTAAGCCTACTCTTAATGAATTCCATAAAATGGGTTCTAAAATCCTTGATGGTCTTGTAGACCAAGGAAAGATTAAAATAGGTGTAAGAGGAACTACACGTAGGGGTATTATTGATTTAGATAGTGGTAGAACAGAGATTGGTTCTTACAAAGATACTATATCTAGGGAAGTAACTATCATAGACCCTTCTATGCTCCAACTTCAAAGAGCTAACAGAGAGTTAGTTTACTCCCGAAGAATTGGTATTGTAAACAGTCGAGATCGTATTTATGCTAAGTCCGGTAACAAAGAATACATTGACGCAAGAGGTAACAACACTGGTGAGTCAATGATTACTAGACGTGCTGGCGCTAACTACGATCAAGATCTAGTAGATAAAGACTTTGCTAATATGCTTAATCACGCTATGGATTCTGAATGGGAAGTAGATGTTGACTTTGCTCCTTTTATGGATGACTTAGTTCACTTCCGTGACCCAAGAGGTAACGTAGCAAAATATGATGAATTAAACGGATTTAGAAAGATAATCCTAGCCCGTGGAGAAATGGGTACTGGTTTAATGCAGACTGTAAAGTGGCATTACCAAAGAGGAGGTTCTTTCCGTAATCCTGTACAGATTGATGGGCGAGGTCGTGTTTACACCGCAGGGTATTTACATCCAGCGGGTGGTGAGCTTATTCGACCTTTTATTAACACAGCCAAGAAAGTAGCTTTTGATGACGATATTCTTTATGAGATGATGGTTCAAATGGGAGCTATGACTGGTGAGGCTCAATCTGTTTTAACAAACGCCGGAAGAATGGCGGCATTCCAAGCAAGAGAAAAGCAGTTTAGGGAGATAGGAGAACTAATTCTATCTAAAACTCAAAGACCTCGTAGGTTAAGAGAATTCCTTGAACACCCCCTTGTAAGAGAAATTGACGCTGATCATCTTCCTAAGTTAGCTCGATTTTCGTTAGAGTATACTAGATTACATAAACATGTTAATGGTAACTTTAATGATAAGAAAAGACTTAGAACCTTTTTAACACAGCTAACAAATGAAAACGATGCATCAGCATCTGGAGCTCAGTTGATTGCACTTTCCACTAGAAATAAGCAGTTGGCACAAGCTTCTAATGTTGTTGCGACAGACCGCAAGAACCGCCTTTACGACCTTGTAGCAGAAGCAACTATGAGTGATCCAGCCTTTAGAAAGCTGTCACCTCTCGGTAATGACCTTGACTTCTCAGACTTGGCTAAAGCGGCTAAAGGTCAGTCGATGGTAGCCTTCTATGGTGCTGGCCGTGCCACCCAAGCAGGTACTATCGCTGATAAACTAGCAAAGGTTCTCGCTAAGAAAGAGTTCACAGTTGTCTCTAAAGCTGAGATTAGTGGTATAAACAAAACCATTGACTTAGAAATTCAGAAAGCTGTTAATGCAAACGCCCCTGCTGTAGCCACCTCACTGAGGACACTACGTGCTGAGATTAATGAAGTTGTAAACAACAACGCCCCTGTGGGGAATAAGTTGATAGCAATGGCTAGAGACTCACACCCAGATGTAGAACAGTTTGTAGATAAACTAACAAATGTTAGGGCAGGAATAGTTGGCCCTAAAGACTTCCAAGAGATCGCGAGAATAATGTCAATTCACCTCGCTGAAATTGCTCCTATTACGGAGAACTTCGTAGATTTCTGGAAGGACGCGGCGAAGGCCTATATTCTAGATACCCAGAAGGTAGATATACCTTGGGTTACTATGGATGGCAAAACGCTGTATCAAAGATACCGACCAAAAGTCCAACATAGAGTTGACTTTACTGACCCAGTTACTGGGCGTAGAGTTTCTAACATATATGAAGATACTGTGACTGATGGTAGTTTCCTAGGTAA